CAATCTCAGCGTAATATTTTTCTATATCCTCAAGCTGTTTTGTAATTTTAAGAGATAATGCCGCTTCGGTGATTTGATCATAAGATTCAGCTAAAGCTTGGTTAGCAACAGACGTATCTAATGCCCATTGTCGAGCTTCTGCCGCTTGTGAACTGAAAAATAATAATGATGTAGCCGCAATACCAATAACACCAGCTGGGCCACCAAGTAAAGCCATTACACTTTGCAAACCTTTTGCCGCCATCGTTGCAAGATTAGTTGCTGTAGCAAGGTTCCGTTTTGCTGCAGCTTCTGCTTCTGCAAGTGCAATAATTTGAGCTGACTGCACTTTCATTCTTTCACGCAATGCAAATCGAGTTTGTTCAGATTGAGCAAGCTGTAATTGAGCAGTCAAACTAGACATTTCAAATTGTGCGGCGACTCTCATTGCTGTCGCTCTTTCATAAATGCTTTTTGCTTCCGCTGTATGAGCTAAAGCATTTTTTGCACTGATAATACCTGATTTTGCTAACTCTGCACTGTACTGGCTGATTCTACCAACGGCTAAGGCACCAGTTAAAACAACCGCTGCAGTGATTAATTGGTCAAGATTTTTCGAAACAAAATCTACACTCTCGCCAAGTTTTTGTGTGATGCCATAAGTGCGGTCGGCTTCACCGGCATATTTAATAAATGATGTTTCGAGATTGGTGTATGACATCGAGAGTGTTTTTACACGTTTCTCGAAATCACTATCCACAGATGATTTTGCTTTTTCAAGTGCAGTTATCACTTTATTGATAGATAACTCACCATTTTTACCCATATCTTTAAGTGCGCCAACGCTAACACCTAAACCATCTGCAATAGCTTGTGCTAAAGCCGGTGTTTGTTCCATCACAGAATTAAGTTCAGCACCGCGCAACTCACCACTAGCCAATGCTTGACCGAACTGCATTAATGCCGCTTCTGATGAAGCTTGTGCGGCACCTGATAAAGCGACTGCCTTTGATACAGTTTCTGTTAGTTCTACGACTTTTTGCTGACTAATATTTAAAGTATCAGCATTTTTTGCAAAACGTTGATAGATTTGAGCGGTTGCGCCAACAGCTTGATTGGTTCGAGATGATATATCAAACACGCTTTCTGTAGCCTGAGCCATTTCTGTCTGACTATGAGTCACCAGTCTAATACGGTTCTGTAGCTCAGTGTAGCTATCCATCATTGCAATAGCTTGCTTTGACAAATCTTGCGCTCTACCTAAATTATCAAGGCGAAAACTCCATTTTGTTGTCGAATTGATGTTATTGGCAGCTTTCTCAATATTATTTAAATATTGCGTAGTGCGTTCTGAGAACTGACGTGCTTTTTCTTGAGCGCGAGAAAAATTAGCTTCAAATTGTCTAGTAAATTTTCGGGTCTGATACTCCGACTTACTCAATCCATCCTGAAATTGGACTGTATCGAGACTTAACCCAATATACAAACTACCGAGTGATGACATATTTTCTCCAGAAATAAAAAAGCCCGCATATTGCGAGCTTTCTATACAAACACTAACTATTTAATGATGACGTACTTAACTTCGTTTTCTTTTTCAATTTGCTGCAGCACTTCATTTTCAGTTTTCTTCATAAAGAAAAACATAGCAACTTTTGCAAAAACAAAAAAGGTAATGTAAGCCAGAGAAACACCAAGTAAAATTTTTGTGGTTATGCCTGTTACAGCCAAGATAAAAATAATAGGTAACATAAAGAATAAAGCGAAAAACGCAATAACCTCTTTGCCCAACCAATGGATAAGTTTAACTTCATCTTTAAACATAACCCCTCCTTATTTACTTACCTATACTGTACAAAATACATTCTTTTTAATCAATAGGGAGTAGCTAATTTTTTTAACTTTTTTACTAAACAATCAACGATTTAACAAATAAGACTCTACGCCATCATCTTCTTTATCTTCTGATGCCTTATTTGTATTAAAAAATGGCATTAAATCGTTCAATGTTGTGGCTTTCTGTTTTGGATCTTTATGAATTAACGCTAACAAATGAGCAATCTGCGCTGTGCGATAATCATCTCTCCATAAACCAAATGGCTGTTCTTGATAAAACAGCATATATTCCTGAAAATGTTTTTCAGGCATTTGTTCGATTTCTTCTAACGTTTTGCCCAACGCAAGCGATAAAGTTATTTGGAACTTGCGTCGGTCATTAAGTTTTTTGGTTCATTGCCAATCAATGCTCGACTTAATTCTTCGGAAACTTCATTATCTAGGCTTGATAATGCTTTCAAATCATCTTCATTTTCAAAGTCAAACAATAGATTTCCATCTTTGTCACATAAGCGGAGGGCTAGATTTCGGGCTAAACGATACGGATCATAAACTTTTCCTAATTGCTTACCTAATTCATCAGGATCATCATAATCAAGCTCAATACCTTGTGCTTTTGCAATATCACACAATAGTTTGTGCTGTCCAAACAATCCACGGTTCACATCACCAACACTTAATGCTCTTACATAGTACTTTTCACCAAGAATTTCAATTTCGGTTACTTTAGGTTTATGCTGCAACAATTTGTTTCTCAAATCCATTGTATTTACCCTCTTTTATGGTTAAAATTTACTCGCAGGTAAACTTCTCCTGCAATAAAGGTTAATCAAATAATTAAAGCCAAGAGCCGATCACTCTTGGCTTTTTTTTATTTTTAAGCTACAGGTAAGTGATATTCCTGTTTTGTATGCTTAATAGTTGCACCACTTTCAAATTTACCCATAGTTTCACCAGAGTAACCATTGCCAGATTTGAAATAACCAGTGCCATACATCGTACCTTGACCATTTGGGAAAATTAAACGGAAAGGGAACTTCGATTTCGAAAAGAATTTTTTACGGCATAATTTTTGCATTTCAGACATTGGCACGGTAAAGAACTTCATCTGAGTCTCACCGTACTCGAACTCACCTGCTTCGGTGGTTTTGCCATCATCACACATAGTTGTCACATCTTCTTCAGTCAATGTATCTTCGCTACGATCTAAATTTCGGAGCTCACAGAAATTATTTGACCATTTCACTAATGCCGCTTTAGCATCAGTAAATACTGTTGGTTGATCATACGCTGACCAATCAACTTCATCAGCCAATGTGATTACATCTGCCGCAACAGATTTAACAGGATAATATCCATCTAGCGCACCTAATCCGCTAACTAAGACACAATCACCAGTTTTGAATCCGCTTGATGGGACAGTAATTGTTGCATTTGGTGTTACAGAACAAGCTGTAATTTTCTTACCGGCATCTTCGCCGATGCCGATATAAAATCGTGTACGTTGAAACGGTGTAGTTTTTGTAGGCATATCTAGTCCTCATACTTAATTTGATATTTAAGGTTAGAAACGAACCAAGTGCGATTCGTCGTATCTTGCTCGTATTCGTAGCTAATAAGAGTCATTTCAGAAATATTTCCCGATAATTCATCATTAGATATAGCTACGCTTAATCGCTCTTTGATTTTGTCTGCAATATCATCTAATGCGTCGTCGCCTAAAGCAGTTTTCAGATAAATTGCGATATTTAATGCTGCGGTATATTCGTGATGACAGAGATCTATCTCTTCGCACGAAATCTCATCAAGAAAAACTGCAATAGCTGTTTTTTCTTGGTCAATATCAATAAATAAAGGGCGCCCAGAATAAATATTCTCAACACCCTTTATACTGCTTTTGAGCATATCCGACACTTGATGTCGAATCTTCTTATGAATTAGCATTTAATCCTCTATTTTTTAAAAATGTCACTCAACTCTCTTGTCAGTTCGACTTTGATCTGACTTGAATAATCTTTTAACTCATTATGGAAAGCCGTTGTTAATGGTCTAGATAACGGAATCTTAACAACATCAATTGAATACCGCTCTTTACCTTGTCGCTGCATAACGTGTTTACGACCATTTGCTAGAGTTTGAATAAAACCGCGTTGTATTTGATATTTGCCTATTCTAATTTGCCCTTTACTCGCTCGCATGGTTCGTCTAGGGTTTTCTAATAATCGAATTAACGGTAAATTTCTTCTATCAACTCGTATTTTTGCAACTGGTCGATTCGCTGTTGCTTTTTGGGATAATCGAGTTCGCTTGCGTATTAATTTAGCTGGCACATGAATCTCTTTGGATACATTTTTTGTTCCATTTTTGATTGCACTTCTCGCCACCTTATTAATCGCTTTTGCTGCCGCTTTAGGCGCAACTTGATTAGCCAGTTTTCGGATATTAGCTTGTAATACTGCCATCCCTTCAATTTTCACCGCCATATTTACTCCAACTGCAGTACGATCTTCCCATCTTCAAAACTAAACCCTCGCACAACATATTCCTCTGTTGAAGAAATAATGATATCTCCAAGTTTTGGCTTATATCCTGATGCTTTAAAAAGAGTGAGAGTACGCGTCGTGCCATTAATTAAGTAATCATCGGTGTAATTGCCACTCATTAGTTTTGGGCTTTCATCAAGCACCGCTTTGTATTTTTTACCATTGATGACATAGACGGACATCATCACATCTGATATGACTTTATCCGCCTGTGCGAGCGCATCATCAAACGGACTAAGCGTTGATCTTGACATCTACAGTGCCCATCGATGCGCCGCTAGCATGCCAAGCAATACCTAAACGCTTGTTACTACCAGCGGTAATGGTTGCACCATCGGTTGCAGACCAGTAAACAATTGCACCTTGTTTAATGTCATCTTCCGCTTTTGCTTTCACAGTGAAAACGCCTGTAGTTAAGCCAACGCCTGTTTCATTTTGTGCAACATCAGATACTGCGATTGCAGCAAGATTTTCTAAAATAACCACATCACCACTTTTTAGATTAGCGGCAGCGGTAAAGCGCACAGTGTTTCCGTCTTGTACGTAATTTTTAGACATATTTTATTAATCCTTTGATTCATTTAATAAAAAACCGCACCTTGTTTAAAAGTGCGGTCGTTATTTAGGGTGTTTTAAGTTACTTATTGGTAACTTTCACAATGCCTCGGTAGTCAATCACGTTAACACCTGCATCAATACGCACCTTGGTAGATACACCATCAACGGTAAAGCCGTTTTGCTGCTCCATGTACGGAGTGTCGATGCCGTCAAGATAGGATACCTCAATAGCCTCTTTGTTGATTAAGTACCAAGATTTTTCGTCGGC